GTGGGCACTGACCAAGAAGTGACGCGCTTGGACACTCTGTATGGGGCGCTCCTGACCCGTCCGGAATGGTCCTGCGTGGTCCCTGACATCATCTGACGCATAAGTCGGCCGGGGTTCTCTCCGGCCGGCTTTGTCTTGTTCCGAGCAGGGAGCAACGCGTTGCCCTACGTCTTCCAGGAATATCCGAAATGGGTGCATCGGCCCGGCAAGCCGTCGGTGCTTGTCGAGGATGCCGATGAGGAGGCGGCGCTGTTCGGCGTTCCCGCTCCTCGCGTCGAGCCGGAGCGCAACATGCTCGTGGGCGCCCCCGTCGTCGCTGCTCCTGTGACAGCCCGCAAGGGCGGCTGGCCGAAGGGCAAGCCTCGTTCTCGTCCCGCGGTGAACTGACGTGGCCGCCAATCCCCTCCAGATCAACACCTTCGGCGACCTGATCACGCTGTCGCTCAAGAATGCCGGTATAATCGGTGTTGGGCAAACCGCGTCCGCCGAGGACATCAACGACGCGGCCAAAATGCTGAACGCCATGCTGGGCCAATGGCAGCGGCGCCGGTACCTCGTCTATCACCTCGTCGAACAGTCCATTTCGTGCACCGGGGCACAGTCCTACACGCTAGGGCCCGGCGGCGATTTCTCGATGTCCTCGCGGCCGGCGGAGATCAACTACGCTTTCGCCCGGCAGGTCATAAACGCCAACCCCAACCAGATCGACTACCCCATTGCCATCCTGCCGGCTCGCGAGACCTACGCTCAGGTTGCGATGAAGCAGCTCCAGTCCTTCCCGCAATGGGCCTGGTACGACGCGGGGTATCCGCTGGCGAGCCTCTTCGTATACCCCGTCATCACGTCGCAGTTCTCGCTCTACATCGGCTATCCGGAAATCCTGCAGTCACGAGCCTCACGGACACGATCGACCTTCCTCCGGAATACGCCGAAGCGCTGATCTACAACCTCTCGATTACCATCGCGGGGGTCTATCAGCTTACCCCCAACCCGGTGATTGTCGCCAAGGCCAAGGCCGCGCTCGAGACGATTCGAACGGTCAATGCCCAGATCCCACAGCTTCGAATGCCGCGCATCCTCCGGGGTGATGTGCATTGGAACGTATATAGCGATAGAGCAGGCCCGGGTAATTACTGATGGGCTCTGTCATAGCTCCCGGCGCGCGGTTTAACCGCTGGACCCTTATTGCTGTCGTCGAGAAACGTGGGCCGCACTATTATTGGCGTTGCCGGTGCGATTGTGGAAATGAGCGCGTTGTTCAGCAGGGCTCTATCGCCTCCGGGCGTTCGGCGTCGTGCGGTTGCCTGCGGGCGGAAGTCAATCGCGACCTTCATACCATCCACGGCCTAGTTGACCACCCGGCATATCAGTCGTGGTCAGCAATGCGGCGTCGGTGTCGCGACAAGGGATTTGAGGGCTACGCGGTCTATGGCGGCCGCGGCATCAAGGTCTGTAACCGGTGGCATGACTCGTTCGAGGACTTCTGGGCCGACATGGGTCCTTCGTGGTTCCCCGGCGCCAGCATCGATCGCATGGACGGCGACGGCCACTATCATCCTGCCAATTGCCGCTGGGCCACGGATGTTCAGCAGGCGAACAACAAGCGCAACAACGCAGTAATCGACACCCCTTGGGGCCGCATGAGCAAGTCGATGGCAGCTCGTACGGCAGGCATTCCATGGTCCACCCTTAAGCATCGCATCGAGCGCGGCTGGCCGCAGTCGAGATGGTTCGAGACAAAGGCCGCCTGATGCCGCTGGTTCCTCTGCTCGGTGGGAATTACCAGGGGCGCAGCACGCAAGCCGCCTCACGCCGCCTGTGCGTCAATCTCTACCCGGAGCGAAATCCAGAAGAGGGGCAGCCGCTCACCCCAGTCACCTACTACCAGACGCCGGGCCTTCTCACTGTCGGCACGAGCCCGACGGTAGAGGGCATGCGGCAGTCCTATCGGGCCTCCAACGGAGCGCTCTATGCCGTGGTGGGCCCGAACGTCTATTCGGTCAGCAGCACGTTCGCATGGACGTTGCTGGGGTCGATCACAGACGCGGCGACACCGGTAGTCTTCTCCGACAACGGGCTCGCCATCGTCATCGTTGACGGATCGAGCACTGGCTACGCCATCGACATGGCGACAAACGCCTTCGGGCCGATTACGGACCCGAGCTTCATGGGGGCCCTCTGGGCTACCCAGCAGGACGGTTTCTTCATCTTCAACAATCCCGGAACCAACCAGTTCTACCTCAGCCTGTCTAACGTCACCTACGCGATGATGACGGGCGTTTCAGGCCGCATCCTGTCGAGCTCGATTGCTTCGGGCGGCTCGGGATATGTGGCGGGGAGCTACACCAACGTCCCGCTGACTGGCGGTACGGGAAGCGGGGCGACAGCCAACATCACGGTATCAGGCGGCGGCGTCGTCACGGTGGTGACTGTCGTCAATCCTGGAGCCGGGTACTCGCTCAACGATACGCTATCGGCCTCTAACACCAACCTTGGCGGTTCCGGGTCTGGCTTCGCCTATGCGGTCGATGAGGTCGCGACGGCCTTCGATCCGCTGGATATCGCGAGCAAGTCAAGCTTTGCCGATCCCATTGCGGCCGTGGCGGCAATTCACGGTGTGCTCTGGCTGATCGGGGAATTGACCTCGGAGGTGTGGGCCCCGAGCGGGGCGGCCGATTTCTACTTCCAGCGCATCACGGGTGCCGTGGTCCAGCATGGCTGTGCAGCTCCCTATTCGGTGGCGCAGCAGGACGTCTCCCTTTTCTGGCTGTCCCAGAACGCTCAAGGCCACGCCATTGTGGTCCGGGCTCAGGATACCTCGATTGTCCGCATCTCGACCAACGCCATCGAGGCGGACATCCAGACCTACGCGACGATCTCGGATGCGATCGGCTTCTGCCATCAGGTCGAAGGCCATTCGTTCTACATCCTGACCTTTCCCAGCGCCGATATCACGTGGGCCTATGATCTCTCTACGGGCCAGTGGCATCGCCGGGTATCGATCGACGGCAACGGCGTCCAGCATCGCTGGCGAGCCAACTGCTTTGCCTTCGCCTTCGGGCTCAACCTCGTGGGCGACTACCAGAATGGTAGGTTCTACTCGCTGGACTCCTCGTTCTTCACCGATGCCGGGGTAGCCATCCCTCGGATCGTGACCTTTCCGCATGTTGCCCATGGCGGGCGCCGGCTCTTCTACAGCCAGTTCCAAGCAAAGGCTCAGGTCGGGGCGATTGTGAATACGCCAGCCAGCCAAGCGCCCACATTGACGCTGCGATGGAGCGATGACGCTGGCGTCACGTTTGGGAATGGCGTGCAACAGTCGCTAGGAGCGACCGGCCAATACCTTACTTCGCCTCAATGGCAGCGTTTGGGAATGGCCAGGGATCGCATTTTCGAGTTGTCGTGGTCGGCCAACGCGGATGTGGCGTTAGCCGGCGCGTGGATCAATTGGCGAGAGGCTGCCACCTAGGGGACGTGGGCCCAAATTTGGCGGTTGCGAATTTGACTAACTAGCGAAATGGAAACGCCATATTCCGCCGCCACGTCGATGAGGCGGCGAGGATCGCGTCTGATTTTCGCGACTGCGGTTTCGTCAAGTTTTGCCTGTGAGTTTCGCGATCCAACGGGCCAGCGATGACGTGAAAGGGCGTCGCGAGTGTTCTCTTTCGGTGTACCGGCCCGAAGGTGCTTCGGATTGACGCAGCGCCTGTTGTCGCAGGAGTGGAGCACCCAGTCTTTGGTGTCTAGGGAGCTGCCGCTATGGAGCATGTAAGCGACGCGATGCGCTCCTTGCTGTCGCCCCTTGTACCAAACTGAGCCGTAGCCAGTCATCGCATCCGCAATCGGCCATTCGACACAGTCGTCTGGCAAATCGGACGCAACAAGCTTCTCTAGCCATGAAAGACCAATGCCGGTTCGCCGGATTTGCAAGTCAAACGAACCGTGTCGGCGCATCCGCTTATAGTGAGCGGAACAGATACCCCGAGTTCTCGCTGGCCTGGTGCAGCCGTCTATCGAACAAGTCCGCCCAGTCATCGCGCCATCTCCATTTCAGTCTATTTGGAAGATGGGTATTCAAGAGGTTTCGAGCAAGGGATGCAGATACCATTTCCGGGTGCCAGCGTTCCGGCTGTCGGGCCTGGTGGCTTCTTCACCTATCCATGGCTGACGTTCCTGCAGCAAT